TTAAAGAATGGAAGAAAAAATTTTGTGTACAGAGTTCCTGTTCAAGCCTTGTAACGCACATTTCCGCAAACCCCATAGTCCCCGATACTTTCCTCACGGGTGATATACAGTCGGAATTCTGTCAGCTCATGAAATAAGAAAAACCGACGCATGATCGCTTTACGCTCAATACATCAGTTTCTTCATCTGACCTTAACGGTCATATTCAGTTGTGGCAGATTACAGGTAATCTACAAAAATTATTTTTTCCATATAACTTCACCACAATGCGGACACTTTTTGGGAATGATTAAATTGCTATTTTCATATTGAATTAAAGATATTTTCTTATTCTTGCGGTCACAAATATCTTTAACTTCTTTATTTACAAGACTACCTCCTTCTTCTCCTAAATATCCCAAAGTAGTCTTATACCATGGAAATTTTCCTTTACATACAGGGCATTTCCATAAAAACAGGAAAATGTATTCAAAAAAGAAAGACACCAACCACATCAAAAAGGTTAAGAAAAATATGACTAAGCAAACAAGTCTAATATAATTAGGCAACACTCCTTTTATAGGCAACATTTCTTTTAGGAAAACCGCAATCCCCCCTATAGCAAGTGATGGCACACAAATATATGGCAAAATACGAAATATTTTTTTATTCACTATACTTATCTTGTTTAATGAAGAAATATTTTTATATACAAATTCTACCTTACTTTTTTCCATATATACTGCCTCCCGAAAAGCTCACTTCTAAAATTATCTTTTGTCTATTATACTTCATCAGCCTAAAGAATGGAAGAAAAAATTTTGTGTACAGAGTTCCTGTTCAAACCTTGTAACGCACATTTCCGTAAAATTTATAGTCTCCGATACTTTCCTCACAGGCGATAGGCAACGGTCAAAACATCAGGTTTGCACCTGACATTTTAACCGCATATCAGCCCTGATTATCACAGTATCCCTGCTGGCTGTTCAGCCCATGCTTTTTCGCATATTCACTGGCTTTCTGTCTGCGTTCCTCGCTGTAAGGCGGCAGGAAGCGGATAGACAGACGGGACTTTGCCAGCACATAAGAAACACCGCCTTGAACATTGGATTTTTCCAGTCGGCAAAGGTCAGGGTACTTCTTAGCAAAAGCAGCCAACCTCTTTTTCAATCCGGCGTTGTGGGTGTAGATATTTGCCTTGTCCTCGCCCTCATTAAAGAGAACGATTGTTTCTTTCTCAATCTTCGTCAGTCTCGTCATAGCAGCCCTCCCTACGGTTTTTCAACACCCTCAGCCTGCGGTAAAAGCAACGATACCACCTTTCAACACCCTCAGCACTCAGCTTGACGGAAAGCATATAAAACAGCTTCTTCGCCACCGGATCGGGTGCAAGGGCAGCCACCATACGCAAACGCTCGACAGTTGCTTTCAGGTTCGGACAGCCAAAGGCATAAAGGGCTTCCATTTCATTCCGGTTCATCTTCATTGTGTTTTCCTCCTTAAAGTTTGATAAATGAAAAGCGACAGACACTTCATAAGGAAATACCTGTCGCTTCGTTGACGATATAAAATTGTTGGTTTTGGACTTGATAAAATCAGCAGTAAATCATTTCCTGTCTGATGATTTCTTCGGCTCGGTTACGGATAGAGTTCATGGACTGTACCCACAACATCTGATTGTCTGCTTTCATGGTTTCGGTCACACCCTCGGCTTGTTTCATCTGCTCAATGATAAGGCTGCACCTTTCCGCTGCCTGTTCGTTCAGGTCAGCAAGGTAAGTATGCAGTTCGCCGGATAAACAGAGGGCAGATAACCTTGCAGGGCGGTACTGCTCCAAATATGTCCTGTGCAGTCTGCCCCACATACCGATAGGGCGGTGTTCCTCCGGCAGCTTCAAGTCCGGCACATAGTAATCGCCCACAAGAACATAGTCCAGACCATTGCTTTCATCATGGATTCGTGGTTTCAATTCTGTCATGCTATTTTTTCTCCTTTCACTTTTTGCCGATTTGATTTGCTTGTGGCGTTCTGTTCAACACACACATTGCTATCAGAGCTTTTTTCTTCTGCTATACGCTCATGCTCCGCAAATTCTTTTGATTTCTCACGAATCTTTTTCATATACTTACGATTGGATTCTCGTTTTCTGCGAAGTCGTTCCGCCTCTTTTTCAGCAGCAATCCTTTCTTCCTCGGTTGGTTCATGCTGCTCCACAGGTACTTGAAATTGCCCGACATAGTTAAGATATATCTCCACCTCTGTGGTGCGGTCTGCACCTTTTCCTTGTGGCTCGTGAACCAGAATTTTGTCGATAAATTCATTTATCATGGCAGGAGTAAGTTCTGTAATGTTCTCATACTTTTTGACCAGCTTTAGAAAACGCTCCACATTATTTTGACCGCCTATAATCCGTTGCATATCAGCGGTGTCAGTCTCAATAATCTTGTTCAGCTCGTTCTGCTCATTTTCATAATCAGTAAGCATACTCTGAAAAAGTCTGTCCGGCAATCTTCCAATCACATTATCTTCATAGATTTTCCTGATAAGCATATCCAGTTCGTGAACTCGCTTCTGATTTCTTTCAATGCGGTTTTTTACAGTTTCAGAAACAGCAATATCTTTCATCGCCGATTCTTCTTGCAGAGAATAGACAAACTCCTGCTCATTCAAAGAAACATAATGGCAAGTCTCCTGTATGGTTTTCAGAATGATGCTTTTAAGTGCTTTTGTTGAAATATGGTGGCAAGTACAGTGACGATCATACTTCTGATAAGCAAGATTATAAGTGGAACATTCATAACAATCTGCCGGATTGGAATAACTTGTCCTTTTTTCGCCTTTGGCAGTATAGTATATTCTTTCTCGCCCTTTCCGCTGCCTGTGATTATACATCGGCGCACCACAATCAGCACAGTAAATCTTTCCGGTCAGAACATTAGGCTCGCCCATAGGATCTGCTTTTCTTACATTCTGTCTTAACTTTTGAGCAAGCAGCCATGTTTCTTCATCGACAATAGGCTCTTGTGTATCATCAAAAACCACCCAATCTTCCTTGTCTGCCCTTTTCGTCTTTTTGTCCTTATAGGAATTTTTGAATGTCCTGAAGTTGACAGTCTTTCCGATATACTCTGGTCGGGCAATCAGAGTAGTAACCTGATTTCCTCGCCACATATACGGATTTTCTTTGTCATAGTTGCTTGCATGATTTCCAAGTCCCTTTTTTCCAAGATAATAAGACGGTCTTTCTATTTTTTCTTCTGAAAGTTCTCTTGCTATCTGATAAGGTCCTTTTCCCTCAATAGTCATGCGATAAATTCTGCGGACTACTTCAGCAGCTTCTTCATCAATAATCCAATGGTCGGGGTTTTCGGGGTCTTTCAAATAGCCGTATGGTGGGATATTACTTGTATGAGCGTTGCCGGAAGAACCTCTGGATTTCAGTACAGCTTTAATTTTCTTACTTGTGTCCCTGACAAACCACTCATTCATGATATTCAGAAAAGGGGCAAACTCACTGGTTTCTTGACGGTCACTGTCAATACCATTATTGATTGCTATAAATCGAATTTCCTTTTCTCTAAACAGAATGTCAGTGAAAAAACCTACTTGCAGATGATCTCTGCCGATTCTGGACATATCTTTGCAGATACAGGCAGTGATTTCTCCGTTTTTAACACCTTCAACAAGTCTGTTCCATGAAGGTCTGTCAAAGGTCGCTCCACTCCAACCATCATCGGTAAAATGAACAAGATTCGTAAAACCATGTTTCATAGCATAATCTTCAAGCATTTGCTTTTGATGAACTATACTGTTACTCTCTCCAGCATTATCATCATCACGAGACAGTCTTTCATACAAAGCAGTAATGCCATTGCTTTTATCTTTTTTTCTTCTCATGCTGAACTCCTTTCTTCAATTCCTATCCACTCCTTACGCTCACAAAATATCACATCCGATAAAAGTGCGGGCGGCTGGAACTCCATTTTTGCAAGTTCCAAAAAGCTCTCTGCCCTGGCCCTGCAGGTATTTCTTGCTTTACAAAATCTGCACCAGGATCCAGAAATAAACTCTCCTTCTCCCTTAGCAGCAAGCTCAGCCTTTGGCTTTAATACTTCCTCAGCCCATTTATAGAGCTCCTCGGCACTAATCGTCCAAGTGGAAATACTGGAGAGTCTTGGTTGGAAGATGGTCATTGTGACCTGCTCGATATCGTACAAACAATCAAAGAGATTCAAAGCTCCCAGGGCATATAACATCATCTGCGGATTGTGATCTGCATAGACTGCCACGCCCCTTCCATACTTGAAATCCACTACATTCAATTCCTTATCCGCGACTAAAAGGAAGTCACCGGTACCAAAGCCGTCCGGAACATAACATGAGAAATCAAGATGCTGCTCAATGAGTGTCACAGGATCCTTGCAGGTAAGTTTGGCCTGTCCTACCAGGTCCATAATGAAATCCCGGTAATCATCAGTAAACTCCTCCATCTCATCGGTCCAATAATCAGAAGTTGGTCTCCTGCCTGCTCTCATCTTCAGTGCCTTTCGCACCTTCCATTCACAAAGAGCATGTGCTGCGGTTCCCTCTGCAGCAAAGGTTGTTGTCTCGTCCTCCATACCGGCAGTGAGCTGGGCAGATGGCGTACAATTCATCCATCTGTCCGCTGCCGATGCACCGAGGACACTGTGTACCTCTGGTGGCATTAGGCACTCACCTCCAATCCAAGTGATGCAAGAAGTGCCTGATCTACCCTGGCCATATCAGCGTCGGTCAGATGGTCGGTCACTGAAATCACATCACCTTTATCAATAGTGGCAAGCTGCTCTGCCTGAAGAACGGATACCTTACGAAGTCCGGAATAATGCTGTAACACAATATGTGTTGGAAGTTCCAACTTCTTAAGCTGTGAAGTAAGGTACGCTACAATCAGATTCCCTGAATGGTCATTTCCTGCCTGGTTCTGAATCACCACAGCAGGGTGATTACCACAGACTACATGGCCATGTGGCTTTTTGATTGGATTGTCGACGAATACGATATCGCCTCTCTTAAAATCACCCATGCCGCACCTCCTACTTAATATCCTGCGCTGCAGCCATCAGGTCCTTATAATCTTCCGGCTTGACTGCGGACAATTTATTTGCATCGAAGCTCTCAAGAAGTGCCTTCACCTGCGCTGTAAATCCGTCCTGACTCTTTTCTGCAAGCACTGCTCTCACCTGCTCGATGGTGATAACTTCCTCCGGCCCCTTTGCAGGCTTCTCGGCCTTGGCTTTAGCTGCCTTTGGTGCTTCCTTCTTTGGTTCCTCTACCGGTTTATCAGCATCTACTGTCATAGCCTGCGCTACTGGAACTCCGATTGTTTTATCTGCTACTGCCATAAGCACCACTGCTAAATCCTGGTATGCTTTGGCTACATTGTTAATTGCTTCAATTGGTGTCATACGCTACCTCCTTAATGTCCACGATAGAAATGAGCAAGGAGTTTTGATCTCCAATCACTTCCTTTGGTGTTTACAGTTACTAGCTTATCTTCTGGCTTGCTCACAACTGGCTCACTCTTTTCCGAGGCCTTCGCGCAGCTCTTTTCACACTGTCCTGCGTATGGACAGATATGTCTGCTACCGCCGGGATTTACCGTATCTTCAATAATCTGCTTATATCCGATGCCGATACGATTGTTGATGATCAGAGCATCGTACTTGATTTCTTCCATATCAGAGTTGAAGAATTTGATAGGAATCTTACGCTTACAAGCTTCCTGGATTTCTTCGATCATGCCCTCGGACACCTCATCCGCATAAACACGCATCTCTTTACATTCTGCGAGCAGTGCTTTGCCCCAGCGCATTCCCTTATAGCGGTCATACTTCTCATCCAGAAACTGTGTGAAGTATAAATGTGGTTCAATCGGAATACCGTCGTAAGCAGCATCTCTGCAATATCGTTTTACATTCTCAAGGTTCTTTTTCTCGTCTCCTCTATATGGAGAGCAAATAAAAATCTTATCCATAAAAATCTTCTTTCCTTTCCAGAGCCAGTGTGCTATACTGACTCTAACCAGATTTGGAATGTTCATCATCCATTAGCTTTCCAGGGCACCGGTTGATTGCATTCCTTATTCTTTACCGTTGTGTTACCATTTTGTTTAAGTTTTAATGTTTAGTCTTAAACATTTGGTAAGCTCATGATCAAAAAAAATTGCATCGAATTCTGGAAATGATAAGTTAAGTGCCTTGACGATTTCAACCATCTCCTCAGCTTTGAACTTATTCACTTCGCTACATTCTTTTTGACACATGGCCTTCTCGGTAATACCGAGTACAGCAGCCAGATCTTTTTGTTTGACATTGTGCTCGACGCGCTTGGCTTTAAGTAATCGAACATTCATCATCTCACCTCCCGTTTGTTTAAGTTATGAGCCTATTCTATATAACAAATGGTAAGTTGTCAGCACTTATTTTACCATTTGTTTTACCTTGAAATCTAATAAGTCTAGTAAAATCAAGGCTTTCAGCCACAAAAAACTTTCCAAAAATTTATTTTCTATTGACATTTTCGGTAAGCCGCGTTATACTTTTGGTAAATTCAGTGATTCATATAAAAATGAATTTAAAAATAATATACTACGAAAAAAAGCAAAGAAATACTGAATTTGCTGGAATTCTGTAGTGCGAGACGACATGGACAGTCATGCGAGCAACAAACCAGTGTTTATAAAAATGGTAAGTTAGGGCACAATATTGTATAAGAAGAGTGCCGCGAAGAGTGCGGAGTGAATAATAATTTTTTAAGCCCACAAAAAATGATGAAAAAAACAAACACTGCACAATGCCCAGACGCAGCGCCTTAAAGCAACGCAGAGCATATGCAAATCTTAATTAGAAATGAGGAAAACCAAATGGCACAAAACTTAGGAGGTCGAATCGCTGAATTATTGACACAATATAACATGTCTCAAAGAGAGCTCGCAGATAAGGCTGGCATCACTGAAGTGTCTATGTCTCGTTATATCAAAGGCGATCGTGTTCCAAAGGGAACTACTCTGGCTAATATTGCCACTGCCCTTCACACAACCACTGATTTCCTATTAAACGGGGAAGGTTCCGGCACCGGTGACTTTGAATCCGAATACTATCAGATTCACAGACTGATTGCTAGAAACGCATCTCAGATGTCTCCAAAACAGAGACGTGAACTTATCATTGCTTTACTTGAGTCCGACGAGAACTAGGAAAGGATAGAACAAAAGTATTGATTATCTTGCGACAGCACAGAGGCGTCCGCCTAGCCAACGAGCGCTATGAGGAAATTAAGGCTGACATTATCGATATGTTTGAAGAATGTGATGTACATACATTCCCACTCAACGCATTCGATATTGCCGAGACATTACATTACAATGTGGTACCATATTCTTCTCTTCCAGTGTAAAAAAGAATCGAGTGTCACTGTATTAGCAAGGACGGTTGTTCCGAGCTAGATCACAACCAGGAAGCTGGTATGTACACCTACAATATTTATTACAATGATTCCAGCGATATTGACGACAGTCGCGTGCATTTTACAATCATGCACGAAATCGGACATATAAGGCTTGGCCACCTGGATGAGGACATTGATAAGCCTGACAATTACAAGGAATCAGAAGCCAACTTTTATGCGGCATACAGCCTTGCGCCACCGCCGATGATTGACTACTATGCATGCGCAAACCAGGATGACTTATGCCGCACTTTCCATGTCTCATGGGAGATGTCCGGCTACTGCCTTGAACGCTACGTCAAGTGGTTAAGCTGCAGCCCTTACTACACTGAACATGAAACACAATTGATGTCACTGTTTGGTGCAGCATAAAAATGAATATGATGTTATAATTTTCATAGAAAACTTACGAGAAAGGAGGAAATACGATATGCAAATCATTAAGCACAACTGTAAATCAGATACAACTAAAACAATCGAGTTATTTGCTGGTACTGGTGGAATAGCAAAAAAGATAAGTGAAATCGTAGACGACATCTATGAGAAGTTCCTGCGTGCACTTCTTAATGCATTTGAATCGGTTCTTGGCATTGATCCAAATAACTATGTAGTTACTGCTGCTATTCACTATGATCTTAATTTAGGCGATACGCAGGATTTAAAGCATATCGTGATTGCGTTCCTGGAGCACTCAGGATTAACGCGAAAAGTTTACCTGGTAACCCGCTTCCATAGAGGCAACACCGATGATGCAAATCTTATGTTAGCTATGTAACTGTAAACTTAAGATTTTGCAACGGAGGTATAACCATGCTTAAATACAATGACTCTATGGATCACTACGACGAGGACATACAGTCCTTCACCCAGTCAGGCCGATACCAGGCTATGCACACCCGAAACAATGAGGAAATTGAACTCTTTCGAGAGCAGTTGCCGGGCCATTTGAAGGCATACTTTACCAGTCTCCTCAATCATTTATCAGATGAATATGCCTGTCTTGCCGAGGCATCATACGATGCTGGTATTGAACGCAGCTATTCCAGAGAAGAAGCCTATGAAAAATAGAATACAGAAAAAACAGAAAGCTAGTGAAAACCAAAATGGAATTCACTAGCTTATTTTCTAATGCCAATAATCATAAGGTGAACGATACCCTCGCTGCTGTGCTACCACCGGCTTTGGCTTAGCCTTTGGTATGCTCTCCTCTGCAGCTTCTTTTGTGGCAAACAACCTGTTCTTGTTTACCTGGATCCCACCGCCATTTTCAAATCTTATAATAATCAATTTCCAGCCGGGCGCACCACTGTGCATTTCCTGACTATTCTATTGCTTTCTACAATATAGGCCTTATCGCCGGCTTTATATCCTGCTGCCATAAATGCCTCCTATAAAAGAAAAGGCCAGCTCAAAGAGAAATCAAAGCTGGTCATCCTTACAACCTATTTTGCTGTTACCTTCTCTCGTAAAGCAATACCTTCCACAACGCCATGCACGTATGCCTCAGACGCTAATGCGCTATGTACTTCCGTAGCTGCGTCCAAGTATGCTCCAAGCTGCTGCTTCTGTATATCACTTAACCCTGCTTGCAAATATGATAACAGCCTATCCTCCTGCTGCTTCAATCTGGTGTACTCATCAGATCTAATAAAATCACGAAGGGAATCATCAAAGTTATCCTTGATGCACTCTTCCAGTTCCATATCAATCACACCTCCAATATCGAGATTAATATTGATTGGCCTGTTTAACAAAATATAAAAACCCCATGTAGCGAACCTAGAGTTATTGTATCGAACATTCGTTCTGTTGTCAATTTATAAACTTGGATATAATGAACTTTTTTATCTTCTTCAAAACCGATGCAATCCGTATTTCCTTTACAACCGGCTCGCATGGTGGAGATAGCACTTTTTTTCCTTATGTGCATTCATAAGATTATGTGTTCCTCCCAGGAATAAGAAGATATCGCATAGATTGCAGTTCCAAATGACTTAATCTTTTTTGACTTCTGTCTGTGAAAACTCTCCTGGATATACCTACTCTGATCTGGATGCACATAATAATTATTAAAGTACAACATTACATTCCCATCACTGTCAGGTATGATTTTCCTGGTGTCCTCTCCATATTCTATACGGAGAACTTCCGGTTCTTAAATATGGATTTTCTTGTTACACTGTATGGACATTTTTCGCAACGTGCTCAGGTCACATCCAGCGGCTCTTAAAAAATGCAAATAATGATTCACACGCTTTCCATCGTCACCGATCATACGGCTAACATAGATTTCCCTTTTACATGCTTCACACGGTTTTGAATTTGCATCCACATCTTTTAGCATCCTAAAATCCCGGTCTTTAATTTTCTTAATGCATTCTGAATCCCTGTCATGTATGATCTGATCATTTTCGTCATACACAAAACGATTGGATAAGTCAGATAGTAGGCTGGACCTTTTTCTTCTCGCCTTTTCTTTTTCGCTAATTATCCCCTGTTCCGAATTTTCACGTTCTATACGAAGTGTAAATTCTTCAGAGTGTAATTCTGTCGGATCAGACTTGTTCGAATTAAATTCCTCAAGCAAATAGCTAAAGTTTTCGTACTCATAATTTCTTAATACTCTCGGCAATAGACCACCTCCAGACCTAGATTTGCATACCGGATACCCTCAATTCGTCCTTCTTCATATTTTCTATAATAATTTATGTGTCTTTTTTTTAATGTTTTTGTTCAGTATTTTGAATATCTATATTGGTAAATGAATAAATCACCAATATAGATTTCTTCATAATAATGTGATAAAATTATGTATTATCATTTAAGCCATATTGAAATATAAACGAAAGAAGGTTTTGTATATGGAATTTTTATTACAGCCTAATGTATACTCCACCGGAAACACCCCAAATCTACTAAACTTGCTTGATAAAATGTGGATTAAAGACCACAACTCTGGTGAGGGAACCCTATATATTATTTCAGGATTTGCAAACTACAATGGCGGTGTAAGATTTTATCCATACTTTACAGATCACATACACAAGGGTGGTAATGTAAAAGTAATCATAGGTGGTAGTACTTCTCAAAGATTAAGTAGTATCCAAATTGCTGAGGCTCTTTTACAATGCGGAGCAGATGTATATGTTGTTAATAGAAAGCGGCTTGTGCACGCCAAATGTTATGGATATAAGACTCCATCTGCAGAGGAACTAGTTGTAACATCAGGTAACTTTACTGGTCCAGGTATGTCACAAAATGCTGAAGCTGCCATTAGAATTGATTCAAATACCGTTCAAACAATGGGATTTGAATGGGAAGATCTATTTAACAATATGTTCTCGCAAGGTTGGGATATTTATAAATTAGATTCGTCTGATATTTCAACCAAATCAGATCCCGGATGGCGCCTATTGTATGATGAGATCAACAGTACTGTCGCATTAGATGAAGACCAGCAAGTTTCAATGGTTCTGACATTGAGTGGTTCGGATACAGCAAGAATACAAGCAGATCCTGGAACTAGTGCTTCTAAGGGAACTCAATATTTCTGGCTAAGTAAGGGATCATTTGACTTTTTCCCAGCGTTGACAGAAAAAAACAAACGAGGAACCAAGAATACCTATTCAACACTTATAAACATGAATTACATTGACATTGGTGTAATTAATCAATCAAGAGTAACCTTCGAAGCAGACAATAATCTTGATTTCAGATTAGGCACCGGTGCACTTCGAAACACAAAGATTGCATCCAAAGATGATCTTGCCTTAATAACACGAAAAAGTGAATTTGATTACGAGTTGAGAATTATAAAGCAAACAGATGCCTCGTATTCTGCACTCGCTCGTTATGCAGTAAATTATATTGGTAATTACGGTAAGCGGTTTGGCTATATATCAAATTCTGATGTATCATCTATTCTCGGTGTATCAATCTAAAAAAGCAGAGGCCCCGAACTTAATAGCCGGTGACCTCTGCCTTTATTTTTTTAATATAATCAGTGTTTCAGAGTTAATTGCATTCTTACTATTTATTCCATATCTTTTATATGTTTGCAATACTAAAAGTTCTTCTACTACCCATCCGCACTCCTCTGCGATTAAAGAAAGCAAATACGGGGTATCAATAACTCTTCGTGATCCTCCTATTGTTGTCTTATTGTTACCAACAATAAGACCGTATTTTCCTCCCGTTTTCATTAGGTTATAGGTATTATGAAACATCTTCTTCATATCCACAAAATATCTATATAAAAGAACCGGAACTGCCTGCTTTCTGAAACCATCCGTCGGTTGCAAATCGCCGGTTAAAGAGTCTATTAGCTCATCTATTTCTTTCGGAAGTTTCTCTCTATTAGTTTTTAATTCCTCTTGCCATTTTTTCTTTTCATTAGAATAAAATTCTCTACTTCCGATAAGGCTTGATTCTAACCTCATGATTTCATCCGGATGGCACAGCCCTAGCCAAACTAAACTAATGCGCTGCGTATCAATATATGGTAATGCCGTGGCATATGGTGGGCTCGTCACCATTGCGTCAAATTTTTCATTTTTTACTGATGATATGTCGCCTCTTATGTCACACAGAATTGCCTTTCCCAAATCTTTATCGTATCTTTTTATTCTCTGCGCCCCTTCTATGGATGATAAATATTTATCGGCATTATTTTTCCACGCTTCTAATATACCTATTTCTGGAAATGGTGATATTCTTTTTCTAATACGAAGATCTGATGGTTCTTGGTTTGAATAGTCTCTAATCAGATCACTTAATGTGAGTTGAATAAACCTTTTCACCTCTGGTCTTTCATCTTGAATTCGAATATTTATTCCTTCAAGCACACTTAGAGTTTCTTCTGGAATCCATCTTTTTAAATATTCTAACCTTGCATATCCTTCGCTATCAGGCTCTTCGTTTGGCATGGTAAATGGTGCAGAGCTAATAAGTTCATCTATTAGTGTTTTTACATACTGAGTATCTAATGCCAAGCACTGGATTTTCGTATTACTAATAAACACTGCCATTGGATTAATGTCTGTGCCAAGAGATCTATAATCGTTATGAGTACATTCAACCATAGTTGTACCGCTTCCGCAAAATGGATCCATTATATATGCATCTTTTTTTATGTTCATGTACTTTATAACACCTTGTACAACCTGTGGATTATATTTGCCTTTATATTCATGCAATCCATGCGTCGAATATCGTGTTCCTTGTCTTTTTTCGCAAAAATTAGGTCTCGACAACTCTAATTTTGCTTGGCGTGTCAAATATTCTTGCCCCTCTATTTCATACCTGTAAATATACGGAATATCTTCAAAAAATTCTGGTTCCAACTCGTCAGCAATGTTAATTTCATAATAGTATTTCGTTTTCTTTATGTCACCATCTGAAAATGCTAATTGTATTATATGATCAAGCATAACATTTTCATACTCCATATATTTATACGGAAATTTATAAAGTTTTACTTTCACTTGTTTCCTCTTTTCTAAATATTAAAATATTCTCGGTTTTGATTTTCCCATATTTCAAATTGAAGGACTTTCTTGAGGCAGCAATTGTTCTCTCTATATCGGCCACGCAAGTGTATTTATAATCATTTGCAATATTTCTTATTAATAAAGCATTATCAACTGTTCTCCCTTTGATAACAGATCTACCGATCACAATACACACATGACCGCCTGTGACAAGAACTTCGTCAATCAACTTGAATACTGAGCTCATCTGATTATAAAAATCTTTTTCTGTTTGCCCGTTCTTTTTCTGGTAATGCGGACGTGCACCAATTTCATGTTCTCTCACATCTATTGGATCGTACCCAAGCCACCACATACGATATTTATGATATAGCCAATATTCATATGCATTAGGATAAGGTGGTGACGTGATTACTAAGGAAACATCTGTCGATACGTCGTCAGAATTTACCGTCAAAATGTCTTTATTAATTATTTTTGTGTTAGTATCACTACAATCTATTTTTGATTGTGCATTTTTTAGACGTTCTAACGCTGTTCGAAACGACTTAAATACATCCTTTCCACTAGCCCCTTTTTCTATTGCAGCATATCTGGTGTCACTTTCTTGATTAGAAACTCGTACAATAATACTAGACAAGCAAAACCGTAAAGCATTTTGAAGATCGATATTATCTATATTATTTATTTCTGTTACTAATGCGTATATAGACTTTTGTATATCTGATTTAAACCAGTGGTCCAAATTAGGTATGTTAGGTATCTCCATTCCATGTTTTAAGCAATAAGTTTCCGCCCTATCACATATCTCATTTCCCACTTCAACAAGATTTACTTGCGCCTGTTGTGTTTTGACTTTTGAGATCAGACAGGCAATGGGATTCAAATCAACTCCTACAGAATCAATACCCCTTTTTTTAGCCTCCAAAAGTGTCGTTCCGCTTCCACAAAAAGGATCCATTATACTTGTTCCGGGTTTAACCCCCAAAGCATCAATTAAGCTACGCGGGATACTCTCTATAAATCTTGCTGGATAAGGATGCAACGATGATATTTCATCTTGCTTTTCGTCGAGAAAGTCCCAATCAATTTCTTTTAAATGATTATATTGACTATCATATATCTTTATGTTTGCCATCTATATTTTCCTCTTTATTTAGCATTTTTATTAATTCATCCAATATCACATGTTGTTCTCTGGATAATGTATTCTCTAGGACTTCACCAGTTGTTTGCGGAGATCTTTGTTGCTCCGTCAATCCAAGTAGATAATCCGCTGATATTTTATAATATTTACATAGACGTACCAATACATCTGGCTCTGGAAATCTTTTATTTGTTTCATACTGAGAAATCGCATTAACTGATACAGATATTGCAATTGCAACTTCTTTCTGCGATAAGCCATTCTGGTTTCTTAATTTCCTTAATCTATTTCCAAACTCCATCGTCTTACCTCCTCGATCATTTTAGCATATTTCTCAAATTGAGTAAAGTAAATAATCGGTTTGATTATTTTCATCGTATACGCTAATTTTTTAGTCCAACACATAATTCCCGCGCACAGCTTTAGTCCGATAAAATCTCGGCGCACAAAGGCTGTCCGCGGGAATTTTAACCCCACTAGATAAAATTACACTATTTACTCATATTTTTCTGCTAAAAACACAGGTTCATATTTTGCACAAAAGCCCGCAAACCCGCTTAAACTGAGGCTTTACGCGAGAGTAAGCATACCGTCTCAACGGTACTTTCTTTGTCCCAACAAAGTTCCTGTGTTTCCCTGTCTCCAAAATACACCGGGAAACGGAACTTTATGTGCTTCAGGAATCTGCCATCCGGCTGCTCCTGCTCATAAATGTCCACCTGTTCTACAAAGCTGTTAAGAAATTCTTTCTTCTCCAAGTCGGTGAACTTATCATATAGTTTATCAAAATATAAAAGAAATTGATAGACGTTTTCTTCTGATATTTTCTGTTGCCGGATATTCAACAGGCGGTTCTTGACTTCTTCTATACTGTTCTCCACGCCTTCAATCTCATCATACAAACGGTATAACCTTGTCTCCATATCCTGATATTTCTTCTCATAAAATTTATCCATGATATCCAGACTGTCCATCTGCTGTCCAAGTCTTCCTTTTGCTCCAGTCAACTGCCTATGCTGTTTTTCCAGTCTTTCAATCTCTTTTTCTATTTCTTCTGTATCTATTCTTGAACCGATTTTATTCAGAATTGCTTCTTCAAATTTCGGATTCTTCACCGGCTTCCGAATAACTTCTTCCACTGCATTGTTAATCTTCTCCTCACTCCATTGTTTACGATATCCACATTTATGACCATCTACCAGACGACGGTGTTTGCAGGCATAATAGAAATAATCCTTATATAAAGTTCCGTCTTTCTTTTTCTTTCGGTTCACATTCCCATACATACCGCTTCCACATAACGGGCATCTCAATATTCCGGATAAAATATGCTCATGCTCGAGACTATGTGTCTTTTCATATTTCACACCTGTTTTTTCCCGTTTTTGATGTGCCAGCTCCCAGTCTGTTTCTGAAATGATTCCTTCATGGATACCATCGTGTAGCATATAATTTTCCTGCTTTACAATACGGTATTCATTTCTTGTACCAGATACTTTCTCGTTCTTCCTTCGTCCATAAGCCAGCTTTCCACAGTATACCGGATTATCCAGAACGCCTTTTGTAAATGAAGCGGCAAATGCGTCCAGTGTATTATTCTGTCGTTTTTTCTTTTTATATCCATGCTGGTTCAGCCATGTAGCAATCGCAGAAATTCCCATATTGGTATGAATAAATTTATCATAGATCAGACGAATAATCTCTGCTTCGTCCTCTGCGATCTGCAATTCTCCATTTACCAATTCATAGCCATATGGAGCAAACCCGCCGTTCCATTTTCCTTCCCTTGCTTTCTGCTTACGTCCTTCCATTGTCTGAACAAGGATATTCTCCCGTTCAATCTCTGCCACCGCAGACAGAACAGAAATCATCAGCTTTCCACTATCTTTTGAGCTGTCAATCCCATCTTCAACACAGATCAGATTCACTCCAAAATCCTGCATCCTCTGCAAAGAGTTTAATACATCTGCCGCATTACGACCGAATCTGGAAAGCTTGAACACCAGTACAAACTGTACCTCATCTGTTCCATTCTCAATATTATCTAACATTCTCTGAAATTCCGGTCTGCCCTCTACGCTCTTTCCAGACTTACCTTCATCGGAATACTCATTTACGATTTCCATATTCTGAAATTCTGCATATCTCTTGAGTTTTTCTTTCTGAGCATCCAGACTGTAGCCATCCACCTGCATGGTTGTGGATACTCTGGTATATATATCGCATTTAATCTTTTTATTCTTCATAATCTTCCTCGCAGTATAACTCCGTTTTATTGTCCCAACTTTACTTTAGTACTTGTTCCAACTATTTTCAATACTTATTTTCTTATTGACTCATTTCTTTGTCAATCCTATAATTAATACAAAAAAATCCTCTAAGACAATAGGTATTTCACTATCTCTTAGAGGATATTTCTTTACTTTAAATGGTATCTGGTAATATTTTTCCAGTTTTCCGGGAAACCCATTTTATTCAATAATTCCGTTTCGCTTATATGCTCTACCTCTCTGTTTACTCGGTCAATCTCTTTTATAAGCTTTCTTTTAAATTCCAGAAAATCTTTTCCAGGTAATAGATATCTAAAAGCAATCACCACAGCAAACAGATCCTGTTTTCCTTTTTCATACTGATTACCGCTCTGTGGTAATGAAAGTTTTTTATGAAGCGGTGTATCCGCAATAGCATCTACTGTTCTGTATGTAAACAGTCGTTCCCCATGGGCACATACATTCCTATACTTAGTGAGAACAGATAGAAACTGCTCCATCTGATGCTGATTCAAAGGTTCAAAGTTTTTTGATACTTTTGATTTTAAAGATTGAGGAAATACTCGAAACATTTTTGATAAGTTTCCAAACGTAAGTACATTTGCCAAAACCCATAATGGAATTTCACCATATGTCTTGCGGTAATAGTTGATATATGTATAATCTGTGGTCGTTGTTGCCCGTTTCAAGGTCGCTATCAACTTTACGATTGTTGCATGATTTCTTTTTGTATTATTATAATTATTAGCATCCAGGTACTGCTTCTGCTCTGCTCCATACATTTCAGTAAAATAGTATGACATCAAAGAACGCATCTGTCGCTCAATCTGCAGTAAATATTTAAAGAACAACTCTCTAAGCTCTGCATCAAACTTATACAGACTGACTATTTCTTCAAAACTTGTTCCTACTTTATATTTCTTTGTATTCGATATTCTAAAAAGATGTTTATATCCTCCCATAAGAGGAAAATATCCTATTTGACGTAACATCTCTTCCGCATATTCTCTGTCTTTTATTTTTATTCCCTTTTCATCACTGATCCAAGAAACCTGGTCACTAAAAGAAGAGAATTTTTTCGGTGTCTGCATATCATTTCTCCTTAAAGCAAAAGAGGGAGAGACCCGCAGGCTCTCCCCCGCCTGTAGGCTTCGCAAGTTTCTACAGAACGATCACTGAGCTTAGTATACGTCATTTTAAATGTCCTGTCAATACGCCAAAACATTCTTAGCCATACACGCTCAGAAGTATTCTATGCTGTTTTTTCTTCCTTATTCTGTTTTTCTTCCTCCAACTCCCGGAGGACTTCTTCGCCGTACTTATCAATCATCCGTACCAGAAAATCAATGCACCGCTCAAATTCAATATTCTGTTGCATAAGCTCCTCCCGTCATTGTTTTGATCTGAGCTTATTTTACAGAACCTGCCGGAAAACCACATTGAATAGAAATTGATTGCAAATTGACACAATCACTTTAAAAATATCCACATTTTCTTGAGTCGAATATATGTTCGTGTTATGATAGATATACTCAATCTTAACTACGAAAGGGGAATTTCTATTGAATCGATGCGATTTTTCTTCTATTAGCACTTGCTTAAAAAATCATATCAGCGAAAGTAATCAAATGAGTCAGCCTGATTTTTTATACGAATTATTTGAAGATTTTATGGATGATCCGGCAAATCAGGATTTTTCAATGGATAACGGTCTGGTTTGCCGCTGGATGACTGGTCAGGCTAAAATCAGTCCTAAAATATCCGCTTACTATTCCAAGCCATCCAATCAGGAAAAATTAGCCCATACCATCCACCAGAATCTTCTTCCACTGATGTCTGACTGTAATATGGCTATACAAGATATTTACACTTTATTCATTCAGGATGACAGCATCTCAGATGCGAAAAAGAAAAATCTGACTCCCTTATATAAACCAGCCAGTTCAAGACTGCTGTTTCTTGCAAAACTGATTTCTTTTGGCATGGAACGCCAATTCATCAAACGTAATACCAAAAATCAGAAGCTGCTCGCCGGAGGCGCTTTATCCCCTATTGTGCTGGATTATATTATGGACAGTGAGGTTCCGAAACCATGCCGTCATTTTATCGGAAGAGATAAAGAACTGGAAGAATTATATACCGTGCTTGAGGAAAACCGTCATGTTTTTCTTTGCGGAATCGCCGGAATCGGAAAAAGTGAACTTGTCAAAGCCTACGCAAAGCGGTACATAAAGCAATACACCAATATACTTTATATAGATATACCGGCAATCTTCATCAGGATATTACTGACATGGATTTTATTGACGATCCGCCGGAAAGCACTGACCAAGAACGGTTTCAAAGACATAACCGTTTTCTGCGTTCCCTGAAATCTGATACTCTGCTTATCATAGATAATTTTAATGTCACTGCGACACAGGACAGCTTTCTGTCAGTAGTATTAAAATATCGCTGCCAGAT